CGCTATCAGTAAAGAATTTATGACGGTACCGCCTGCTTCTACCCATCCGGATGTGTGGGATGATATCAATCGTATGAGGACACTGAACACCACCCAGAGCCAGCGCCGGAAGCAGCTGCATGTCTGTCCCCTTCAGCTGGATATCGTGGAGCGGATCATCAACAGATATTCCAATCCAAACGATGTGGTATTTGATCCCTTCGGCGGCCTGGCTACGGTACCCATGATGGCCGTCCGTATGGGCAGATACGGCTATGGCAGCGAATTGAACGCAGGTTATTTTGCAGACGGCGTCGCCTACCTGCAAGCGGAGGAAGAAGAACTGGACCAGCCTAGCTTGTTCGATCTTCTGGAACAGGAGGCAATATGAAACCGCAACTTGATTTTTTTGACGAAATTATCGTGGATAACTTCGCCGGTGGTGGCGGTGCTTCCACTGGCATAGAGCTGGCAGCAGGCAGGCCGGTGGCTATTGCCATCAACCACGATCCGGATGCAATCCTACTGCACAAAACCAACCACCCGTACACAGAGCACCTGCAGGCGTCAGTCTGGGATGTGGACCCAGAGGAAGTCTGTAAGGGACGCCCGGTAGGGCTTGCCTGGTTCTCTCCGGACTGCAAGCACTTTTCCAAGGCAAAAGGCAGCGCCCTTGTCGACCGGAATATCCGCGGTCTTGCGTGGATCGTGCTGAGGTGGGCCGCAAAGGTTCACCCCCGTGTGATCATGTTGGAGAATGTGGAAGAGTTTCAAACCTGGGGACCAGTCCGTAAAGGCAAACCCATTAAGAAAAAAGCCGGTCAGACCTTCCAGAAATGGAAACAGCAGTTGGAAAATCTTGGTTATGTAATCGAGCATCGTGAGTTGGTCGCAGCTGATTATGGCGCACCCACCACCCGGAAACGGTTTGTCTTGGTTGCCCGCTGTGATGGCAAACCTATTGTGTGGCCAGAACGAACCCACGCGCCAAGGGACAGTAAGGAAGTGAAATCCGGAAAGCTGAAGCCGTGGCGGTCTGCAGCAGAGATCATCGATTGGACGCTACCCGGATACTCCATCTTTGCCACCCGCAAGGAAATCTGGGATACATACGGTGTCCGGGCACAGCGTCCCTTGAAGCCAAACACTCTGCGTCGCATTATCCGTGGCGTTGATAAATTCACAATTAAGAGCGGTAATCCATTCATTGTGGATTGTAACCACAGTGGCGGAGGTCACATTAAGGATATCCGAGAACCCCTGAATACGGTAACCCGAAAACACACCGGCGGTGTTGCGGCTCCAGTTATGGCACCGCTTACTGTGACCAACACAAGCAACTCTGTTGGATCCACGGCCGGTGATCCGGTACACACTATCACAACTGCAGGCAATCAGCTGTTTGTGTCTGCAAACCTTATGAGCATCGGACAGACCGGAGGCGGTGATCGGATCCGTGATATGCGTGAACCGGTACCCACCACTGTATCCAAACAGGAGTGCTGTGCAGTAGCAGCTAATCTGATCCAGTACCACACAGAGCAGTCCAAAAAGGTCCGGGGCCAAGGCATGGAAGATCCTGTAATGACGGTGGACAGTTCCAATCGATATGGTCTTGCAAGCTGTAACCTGGTAGAGTACTACGGCAACGGTAATCCTATCGATGTGTCTGATCCTCTACATACTGTTACCGCTCACGACCGGGAAGGAGTAGTGTCTGCACATATTCAAAAGTTCTTTGGCGGCGTGATCGGCGAAGACGCCAGAGAGCCGCTTCCCACTGTTACCACAGTAGATCACAACGCACTGGCTGCAGTTCACGTGGAGAAATACTTTGCAGGCGGATATAAAGGCTGCGGCGATTCTGCCGATGATCCTCTGTCCACCGTTACGGTAGAACCCCGACACGGAGCTTGCGCTGCCCATATCGTGGAATTCAAAGGGCAGGACATAGGCCAATCTGCCAATAAGCCGCTGCGGACAATTACGGCCAGTTGGGGAGAATTTGCAGAATGCAGGGCAGTACTGACAAAGGCACCCGGGCGGGATCTCGGTAACTGGCCACAGATCCGGGAACTGTTGAACGAATATTGCGGTTATAACTTGGCTGACGATGAAGTAATCCTGCTGATCATCCGCGGCATTGCCTATTACATCAGCGATATTACCCTGCGGATGCTGACTCCCCGTGAACTATACAACGCTATGGGTTTCCCGGTGGATTACATCATCGAAAAGGATTACACGGGCAATGTTTACCCCAAGGATAAGCAGGTGGCCAGGTGTGGTAATGCCGTCTGCCCGCCTCTGGCAGAAGCTATGGTCCGGGCAAACATTCCGGAATGGCATACCGTTACCATTGTGAACATGGCACAGTTCCATAAGGCTGTGGCTATATAGGAGGAACTGAAATGAAATTCGTTCTGATAAACGATATCCACATCAATATTGACCAGATCCGGAGCTTCTCCTGGAAGGATGGCGATCTGTGTATCTGGTATGCAGGGCGGCACTTCTTTGAGAGCTGGCCGGACCCGGAAAAGAAGCTGTACAACAAATTGTGCCTTACACTTGGCGTTGCACCTGCAATGCCCCAGGAGGTGGGACCATGAGAATTGCAATGCACCGGGGCAAATGGCGGAAAGAGGGGTGCTTCATGGAAGGCTACCTCTGCTATACACCCAGCAAAAACGAAATCGGTCTTCAGACTATTGAAACCAGTGGCATTGTTCCTGTTATTCCGGAAACCGTAGGCGAATTTACGGGCCGTCTGGATGTGAACGGGAAGCGGATCTATGAGGGAGATATCGTCCAGTATGGAGCGGGTCTGTGGGTGGTGGAATACAACGCTGGGAAAATGGGCTTCACCTTCCGCAATATCCGGAACGATGCCATCCTGCCAGGCTACGCGGTTACAGCGGCCACAAAAGTGGTGGGCAACATCCATGAGAATCCGGAAATCCTCAGAATGAAGAGGCTACAGGCCAACATCCGAAATGCAAGGAGGGCGGAAAATGGCAAACGCTAAGAAGTGCGATCGCTGCGGATCATATTACCAAGAAGTCGAACCAACTGCGATTGAAACTCTTGCAAATTCCATGACCGCAATATTTGAGCCGAAATCGGTATTGCAAAATATCGCAGTAATCGAAAAGTTTATGGATCTGTGCCCCAGTTGTTCCGAAAGCCTTAAACAATGGGTAAAAGGAAAGGAGACAGAAAAAGATGTACCAGGTAGTACATAAGAAGACCGGCGCCGTCAGAACGGTTTACGGTATCAATGGCCTGTATTTTCTCCTTTGGGATGCGGACAACCAAAGCTGGGAGTATGAAAGCACGGACAATTACAGGCCTGTGGAGGCACCGGCATGAAAGAAATGGACAATCTGACCCGGGATGTGCTGGCGGCTGAGGCCGACGGCTTCGGGCCCTGGTATGGAAGATACATTGCGGCGTATGGACATGTGAGAGTACCAACACCGGAAACACCGCAGACGCAGAAAAAGACAGCCGTCTGCCCGCACTGCGGAAAGACCTTCATACAGAAAGACAAGTGGCCGAAGAAGTATTGCAGTGCAGATTGCATTGAAGAGGCCCGCCGCAAGCAGCAGTATGCGCATGCGGAAAGAAAACGTGCCGAAAAGTCGGCTTGCGCTGCGTCCCCGGGATGACCGGGGGCGGATCGGAACCCGACATGAGAAACGAAAGGAGTGGCGGCCCATGAAGCGGATCAAGAAAAGAATATTTTCCGGTACCGTTTGTGAGCAGCTGGTCTTTAATGTGTCGGACCGTACCCGGAAGATCAAAGAAGCAAAACCCCGTGTGCGGTTCAAAACCCAGGAAGAGCGGGAGCAGCACAAGCTTTTGATCTCCCGCCGCCGCCATGCCCGGCTCATCAACGAGAACATGGACCCGTCCGGTTTGTATTCCACGCTGACCTTCAGCAATAAATATGAGGTGCATACTTTCGAAGAGGCCCGGATCGTCCGTGACAGATTCAAGCGTCGTCTTACATATCACCACCCGGATGCCGTGATCTTCCTCTACATGGGCAGAGGTAAGGCCACCAACCGAATCCATTTCCACATGATCTCCAAAGGTGTACCAGAGGAGACAATCCGCAAATATTGGTATTACGGCACTGTAGTGCGCATTGAGCACCTGCGCTCCCATAACTTCTATGACCATGTGGACCACGGCCAGGACTACACCGGCCTTGCAAACTACTGTTTTGATCACTGGACACCGGAGGTGGGCGGCCACCACTGGCAGGCTACCAGAAATGCCCGAAAGCCGGAGGAAGAGGATGCCCAGGAGGTCAAGCGGGATTACACCCTGGAAAAACCGCCCAAGCCGCCCAAAGGCTATGTCCTGGTATCTGCCAAGGCCAACAAATACGGCTACCTCTACTTCAAATATGTGAAGGAACCACCAAAAGAAAACCGACCGAAAAACAGAAAAAACCGGCCTCCCGCCGGTTAATTAAAGCCTTGTAAATGTGTAAAGGTTTGGAACCAATCTATCAAAGGAGGAAAAACAGATGCAAACAATCACAATTGAGATCCAAGAAAAGGAGATGGAGGTTTTGCAAGAATTTGCAAGGATCTTTATCGACGCATTCGCAGACTGGATCTCCGCCAGAAGGGAGCAGTCAAAAGAAGGAGAGGGACAGAGATTTAGCCATTTTTCTGAAATGCCGGACGATGAAGCTGCCGTGCTCTGGTATGCCATGGAGATTGAGAAGGCAGAGCGCGCTTATGACGAGCACATGAAAGAACTTTGCATGGCTGCCTCACAAGCTAAGGATTCGGATGACTTCTGTAAGATTATGGAAGGAAACATCGACCAATTCACATTCATTGGGCGGCGGCTTCATCAAGCCATTAACCGTGGGCATTATCCCTGGATCAACATTGAGGACCTAAAGCCCAGCGATGTAGGTATGGACTGGGTGCAGGTGCAGACCCTGCTGCTTCCGGAACGTCAATGGGGATTACCCGAAACCGCAGAAATGAGAGACGGTGAATGGTACGACATGGACGATGCACCCGTAGAGGAAGAAAACAGCGTGATCGTCACCCACTGGCGCCCTCTTCCTGCCCCACCCAAGAAGAGGATTCCATGAAAAGGCCACGACGACACAAACCCAAAGCACCGCGAATACCCAGGTGTTTGTGCGGAAGCTGGCTGCACTGGTTGTTGCAGATCGCCAGCCCAAGCCGCTTTGTGGATGAAGCATTCAAAGGGACGAATCCAGTTGCAATGCAGTATTTCTCCGAATACCGTCATTTCCTTGGCCGGTGGTATGAATGGAAAATCGCCATGAGAACATGCACAAGGGATGAATGGCATACATACAGACGCGAATTCAAAAGGAGGCAAAACAATGAGCGCAGCGGACAACCATAACCGGAGAAGCCGCCGGGGTTACAGCAAGCAGCACCGTACCCTGGCACCCAGGAATTCTCCCATGATTGACCTGTCCAGACCCCGCACGAAGAAGCGTGGCGGGAAGATCAGCAGCCTGTTTTTCCGTAGGCCCTCTTCCGGCTGACAGGCAGAAAAAGCACCCACTTCCAGAATCGAGACAGGAAAAGTGGGTGCAGCTGACATGCCTATATTTTACTCCATAGGAGGAGGTATGTCAAATGCAAACCGGAGCAAGCAAAAAAAGGCCCTGTGATACCTGTCAACGAGTCCGGGACCCTGCCAACTGTGAGAATAAGCTGTGCAGAGACTGGCAGACATGGTTTATCGATCGGTGGGAAAGTATGCGCCGGGCAGTCGCGGCCCAGGCTCATGGAAAGGGTATCCAGGGAGACCCCATATCCGTGGGCGGTGTTCAATACCACCACCCGGATCATGTGAGAGCATATTTGGAAAATGACCCGTGCCAGCAGTGCCCGTTTGGCGGCGGCCTGTGCCGGGAAGACTGCGCCACTAAGCAAGCGTGGCTGGAAGCAAAAGGAGCGAAATAGTGAACTGGAAAGCGGAAGCAAAGGACAAGCTGAGAAAATATGATGCCATGAGGATGTCCACCCTTACGATCCCGGAGAATCTTGCCCGTCTGGAAGCGGAATACAAGGCCATCCGCAGCGCCACCGCAGACGGCACCCCTGTCCGTGGCGGTACGTCCGCCAGGGAAGATGCCATCATCAACAACATCGCCGAACGCCAGGAGCTGGAGCTGGCCCTGCAGAACGCTACTGCATGGGTGAAGATCGTGGACCGGGCGATGAAGTGCCTGAAGCCGGACGAAAAGATGATCCTGCACCGGCTGTACATCTACCCCGAAAAGGGAGCGCTGCAGCGGCTGTGCAATGAACTGGGCGTAGAAAGCTCCAGCATCTACCGCCGCCGTGACCTGGCACTGCAGACCTTTACGCTGGCACTGTACGGCACCACCGGTGAAGAGCTGTCATAAGGTTGATAAAAAAACGGGAAGAAATATTTGACCGGCTGTGGTATAATATAAGGGCAGAGAATATACGAAGCGGCCAGGAGAGCGAACACTCCCGGCCGCTTTTCACATACCCCGGGGGGAGAGGTGAGAAATGGCCCAGAAACGCAACCGACCGGACAAAGACGGATCCCACCGCCTGGCGTTTGATAGAAACAAAAAGAAGATCTATGCTACACAAACAACCTGCGGCATTTGCGGGAAACCTGTAGACTTTGGCCTGCGATATCCGCACCCATTGTCACCGTGTATTGACCATATCATTCCTGTTGCCCGCGGCGGTCATCCCAGCGATCGGGATAATATGCAGCTGGCGCACTGGGCCTGCAACCGTGCAAAGGCGGACAAACTCGTAGGAAACATGAGGACCGCCCCGAAAAGTGAAGTGATATCCAATCGGCTGTTACCGCAGTCACGGGGCTGGGTGGCCTACAAGGGCCGCTGAGCGGTGATTGATTTCGGGCAGAAGAGGGGGGCATACCCCCCTCCCGACCCCGCTTCCGACCTTCAACAGGCGTACTGCGAATATTTCTCGCTGAGAAGTTCCTTTATTTCAAACCACAGGAGGCTAATATGGCGGACTATAAAGGCAAAGAATACCTCAAGCGGCTGCTGGCTCAGAAGAGAACCAGGGTGCTGATGCGTTACAACTACTACGACATGAAAAACGGTATCAAATACCTGCAGACTATCATCCCGGCTCAGTTCATGTGGATGGCGCAGACCATGGGATGGTGCGGGAAGGCCGTGGACAATCTGGCTGACCGGCTGGCCTTCAGGGAGTTCAAGGACGATAACTTCGACCTGAACACCATCTTCAGGATGAACAATCCTGATATCCTTCCGGACAGTGCTATTTTATCTGCGCTGATCGCCAGCTGCAGCTTTATATATATTTCCGAGGATGAGGACGGCTTCCCCAGAATGCAGGTCATCGATGGCGGTAACGCTACCGGCATCATTGACCCTATCACCAATATGCTCCATGAGGGTTACGCTGTCCTGAAACGGAATGAGAATAAGGAGCCGATCCTGGAGGCTTATTTTGTGGCAGGCCGCACAGAGTATTACCAGGGCGGGAAGCTCATCCGCACGGACACCCACAAGGCACCCTATGCGCTGCTGGTGCCGATCATCTACCGGCCTGATGCAATGCGGCCTTTTGGACATTCCCGAATTACGAGGGCGTGCATGAATCAGATGCAGGGTGCCATGCGTACGCTGCTCCGGTCAGAAGTAACAGCGGAGTTCTACAGTTTCCCCCAGAAGTATATCACAGGTCTGGCTCAGGATACGGAATTTGAAAACTTCCGGGCAACCATATCCTCTTTCCTGAAATTCACCAAGGATGATGAGGGCGACAAGCCGACGCTTGGACAGTTTTCTCAGCAGAATATGGACCCCCATATTACGCAGTTGAAGATGTTTGCATCCCTCTTTGCCGGAGAGACGGGCCTCACCATGGATGATCTGGGATTTGTAACAGACAACCCCTCCAGCGCGGAGGCCATCAAGGCCAGCCATGAGAACCTCCGGCTTCTGGCCAGAAAGGCCCAGCGCACCTTCGGAAGCGGATTCCTCAATGCAGGCTATCTGGCTGCATGCATCCGTGATGATTACGAATACAAGCGCGAGCAGGTGTATCTGACAAAGGCCGCCTGGGAGCCGGTTTTCGAACCGGACGCTGCTATGCTCTCCGGCATCGGCGACGGTATCGGCAAGATCAACCAGGCAGTGCCCGGCTACTTTGGCCCCGGAAACCTGCGGGATCTGACCGGCATCGAAGCGGAAGGTTAAGAGGTGGCGGCCATGGAAGACATCGCCCCCAAGCTTTTGCAGAAGCTGCAAGAGGATTTCCATGAAAGACTCCGGCTCAACAAAAATGTGCAGCAGCTGATGGAACTGGTGGATGCAGGCAAGGCGACCTATATCCAGGCCGGGGAAGTGGCCTATGAGATAGGCACCGAACTTTCCCAAACATTTGCAAATTGCTTTTCCTCATCATCTCTTCCTGATGGAAAGATGTACTACAACATTGCAGATCGCACAGTGCGGCCAATGCTGGAGGAAGATCATCAGCTGATCGCCGAGGTCACCGAGAAAGTGCAGACAGCCCTCAACAAAAAAGCGAATATCGGGCTGAAGGCCCAGACCGCTCCGGTGAACGAAGACCGCATCGACGGCATTGTCGACAAGATCAGCGAAGCGGAAGCTTTTGATGATGTAGCCTGGGTGCTGCAAGATCCCGTTGTCAATTATAGCATGTCTGTGGTGGATGCTTTTCTCAAGGCAAATGTGGAATTCCAGGGAAAGGCGGGACTAAACCCCAAAATCATCCGCAAGGCAGAGCGCCGGTGCTGTAAGTGGTGCACCACCCTGGCCGGTGAGTATGACTATCCGGATGTCCCGGATGATGTTTACCGCAGGCACGAAAACTGCCGCTGTCAGACGGATTATGACCCAGGAGATGGACGGCGGCAAAATGTACACACAAAAAGGTTGACGACCCCTGATGAGCGTGATATTCTGGAAGAAAGGAAGCGCAGCAGGCTGGGCAATCTCGGGGTATTCCGACCGAAAGAATACCAGTCGGCGGTTGGCAGGTATGTGAAGGTCGACAGGTCTTCGGTAGTGAAAGCCGCAAAGGAAGGCAAAAGACATGGACATGCTGGTGTTTTCCTGGATGCCCAGAATAAAAGTAAAAAGGAATTGCAAAAGTCCATCATTTCCCATGTTACTCAAGTCGAAATACACGACGACAAGATCAAACACCCGGAAAAATATGTACTGGATTGGGATAAAAAAGATCCGAGATACCAGCAGGGCCTTTTGAAAAAATGGGAAAAGGATATGAGACGGAATGCAGAGCAAGCGGAAATCGAACTTGCTGTGTTTGATGCGAGGTATGGACGATGAATAAAAATCTGTTAAAGGAAATCGTCGAGGGCATTGTAGATGCTGCCGACGAACTGATCGAAAAAAAGGAAAGAGACCTGGTAGAACAGGGTCAGCTGATTGCATATGCAGAGTCCCTTGGCATCATTCGGGACGCATACGCAGGATATGACCTTGCGGAAATCGGTCTTGATTTTGATATTGATGCAAAATACCTTCTGTGAAAATTACAAACCTTGAAAGCACGATGCTGTTTGCACCGTGCTTTTTTTATACCAAAAAGGAGGCCCCATGACTGAAACCCGGAAAGGGCGGCAGACCCCTACAAAGTCCATAGTGCTGCCCTACACCGAGACCAGGGGCAGCGAAGCAATTGACCTTTACAACAGCTCCGGCCGGACCGCACAGGAATGGCAGGAGCTGCTTATTTATGACATCATGGCCATCAATGAGGACGGCCTCTGGGTGCATACCAAGGTGGGAGAAGAGATTCCCCGCCGTAACGGTAAGAATGAGGTGGTGGTGATCCGGGAGATGTGGGGCCTGGAAAACGGGGAGAGGATCCTGCACACCGCCCACCGCACTACCACCAGCACCGCAGCCTCACGCCGCCTTGTGCAGCGCCTTGTGGGCGCTGGCTATGAGGAAGTTACCCGCGTGAAGAAAGGCGTCAAATACGACAAACACTTCACCTACACCAAGCAGATGGGCCTTGAGCGCATTGTGATCCTCCGGGAGGGTGGCGGCACGATCGACTTCCGCACCCGGTCGTCCCAGGGCGGCCTTGGTGAAGGCTTCGATCTGCTTGTGATCGACGAGGCCCAGGAGTACACCGACAACCAGGAGACCGCCCTCAAGTATGTGGTCACCGACTCCAAGAACCCCCAGACGGTCTTCTGCGGCACACCGCCCACGGTGGTTTCTGCCGGTACCGTATTCATGAAAATGCGGAATCAGGCGCTGCAGGGCGAGAGCATCAACACCTATTGGGCCGAGTGGTCTGTCGATGAGATGACAGATCCCAGAGACAAAGAGGCATGGTATGAGTGCAACCCGTCTTTGGGTACAGTCCTGTCAGAGCGCGCCATCATGGACGAGATCGGCAGCGATGAAGTGGATTTCAACATCCAGCGCCTGGGCCTTTGGCTCAAATATAACCAAAAATCCGCGATCAGCAAACGGGAGTGGGAAGAACTTCAGTGTGAGGCACTGCCCAAACTCACCGGTAAACTGTTCGTAGGTATCAAATACGGCCACGACGGAGACAGCGCGGCAATGTCCATTGCTGTTAAGACCGACGATGGCCGTATTTTTGTTGAGGGCATTGACTGCCGCTCCATGCGAGCCGGAAACAGCTGGATACTTGACTTCCTGGAAAAAGCGCAGGTCGAAAGTGTTGTGGTGGACGGTGCCAATGGACAGGAACTGCTGGCAAAGGCAATGAAGGAGCGCAAACTCAAGGCACCCATGCTGCCAACTGTTAAGGAGATCATCATGGCAAACGCCGCCTTTGCCCAGGCCCTCTACCAGAAGGACATCTGCCACATGGGACAGCCTTCCATGGTGCAGATCGTCAGCAACTGCGAAAAGCGGGCCATCGGCTCCAATGGCGGCTATGGCTATAAATCCATCCTGGACGGTGCTGACATCTCCCTTATGGACAGCATGATCCTGGCTTATTGGAGATGCAGCACCAAGAAAGAAAAGAAAAAACAGACAGTAGGATACTGACCGGAGAACCGGTAGTAAATAAATTCCCGATACCACCGGGCAAAGTGGGAGGAGAACAATATGAGTGAATTTAAACCCATCACCACGCAGGAGGAATTCGATGCAGCAATCAGCGCCCGCCTTGAAAGAGAGCGCGGCAAGTACGCTGACTATGAAACCCTCAAAGAACAGGTCGGGACACTGACCACCGAACGGGACACCGCAAACCAGCAGCTGGCAGATGCCAATGCCAGGATCAAGAACTACGAGACCAACTCGGTAAAAATGAGAATCGCACAGGAGAAGGGCATCCCCGCACAGATGGCCTCCCGTCTCACAGGTGAGACTGAAGAGGACATCGCAAAGGACGCTGACATCCTGGCCCAGATCTTCAAGGCAGCCAAGGGCACAGCACCGCTGTTTGATGGCAGTCAGCCCGTCGGAGACGACAAAGACGCAGCACTTAAGCAGTTGCTGCAGAATCTCAACATGAATTCTTAAGGAGGAATTATTTATGGGTAATGTACAGACTATGGGAACCATGTTCCCTTCCGAGTGCGTCAATCAGGTATTCAGCGCAGTAAGAGGCAAGTCCTCTCTGGCTGCTCTTTGTGAGCAGATCCCCGTAGCTTTTACCGGCACCGACCTGTTCACCTTCCAGATGGACAATGAGGTTGCGCTGATCGGCGAAGGTGAGGAAAAGGGCCACGGCGGTATCGCGGTTGCACCTGTCAAGGTAGTGCCCGTCAAGATCGAATACGGTGCCCGCGTCACCGACGAGTTTATGACCGCTTCTGACGAAAAGAAGCTGGAAATTCTCAAGGCATTCAATGAGGGTTTCGCAAAGAAGGCAGCCCGTGGCCTGGATATCATGGCCATGCACGGCGTGAATCCCCGCACCGGCGAGGCATCCAACCTGATCAAGTACTATTTCGACAAGAACACCACCAATACCATTGCATTTGATGCAGCTGCCTGCGATGACAACGTGGATGACGCTGTGGAGAAGATCGGTGATTACGATGTCACCGGCATTGCAATGGCAAAGTCTTTTGCTTCCGCTCTGGGCAAGCTGGAAGGCACCAACGGTGCAAAGCTCTATCCTGAACTGAAGTGGGGCGGCCAGCCCAAGGCCGTTAACGGTGTAGCAGCCAGCGTCAACAGCACCGTTTCCTTTGGTGAGTCCAAGGATATGGCCATTATTGGCGACTTCGCAAACATGTTTAAGTGGGGCTATGCGAAGGATGTGAAGATGATCGTGATTCCTTACGGTGATCCTGACAACACCGGTAAGGATCTGGCGGGTCATAATCAGGTCTATATCCGTGCCGAGGCATACATCGGCTGGGCAATTCTGGATGAGAATGCATTCTCCCGCGTGATTGTCGAGTAAATCGGCGTAAAGGTCAGGTGGGAATATGGAACCTTTTGCAACGTTAGATGATCTAATCGCCTTGTGGCGTAGGCCAAGGGGCGAAGAGGGTTACCGCTGCGAGGAGCTGCTGAAACTGGTCTCTGACTGCCTGCGTGCAGAAGCGGAAAAGGTTGGAAAAAACCTGGATGAAATCGTGGCCAAGAATGCTTATATGGCCTCCGTTGCCAAATCTGTGACCGTTGATGTGGTTGCCAGAACGCTGATGACCTCCACCGACCAGGAACCCATGACGCAGATGTCCCAGAGCGCCGGAGGCTATAGTGCCTCCGGCACATTCCTGGTGCCGGGCGGTGGATTGTTTATCAAGCGTTCCGAGCTTGCCAGACTTGGCCTGCGCCGGCAGAAGGCAGGAGGTTGTGATATCTATGGCTTCTCTGATTAAGGGAATCACCGTCATTCTCTACGAACCAACAAAAACAGGAGAAGACGGATTCCATAGACCGAAATACGCGGAACTGCCTGTTAAGGTAGATAATGTTCTGGTTACTCCGATGTCTACAGAAGATATCGTGGCGGAGCTGCAGCTGAGCGGGAAAAAGGCCGTCTATGAGCTGAGCATACCAAAAGAAGACACCAACATTTGGGAAGACAGGACCGTGGAATTTTTTGGGCATAAGTGGAAGACCTTCGGCTGCTGTCAGAAGTACATCACCCAAAATGTCCCGCTTGATTGGGACAGAAAGATTCGGGTGGAACGCTATGGCTAAAGTAATCGTGGAACTGAACAGCGCAGGAATCCGGGAACTGCTGAAATCCCAGGAAATCGCAAACGTTTGCGAATCTGAGGCCGCCAAAATGACAGCGGCCAGCGGTGTCAAATATACGGCGGATGTCTATGTAGGTCGCACCCGCGTTAATGCAAAGGCAGTCAGGAGGGCCGACAATGATTGAAAAGATAATTCTTGATTATGTGTCGGCCAGGCTTTCCGTGCCTGTGGATATGGAGGTGCCTGCTGACCCTGAAAATAGTTATGTGGTACTGAAACGATCCGGAAGAGGCCGGGAGAATGGCCTGGAAGCATCCAACCTGATAACCGATGCCTACGCACAGAGCCTTGAGGAAGCGGCAATGCTCAATGAGCAGGTCAAGGCCGTGCTGGATGAGCTGGACACTCTGGACGAAATCAGCAGCGCAGAGCTGGCCGCAGACTACCCGTTAACAGATACCGCAAGCAAGCGGTACCGCTATCAGGCGGTATACGAAATTTATCATTACTGAAAGGAACTATGAAATGGCTACTGTAACTGTAAGCGCAAAGCGGGTAACCGCAGCGAAGCCTAAGAAGGGCGGCGCCGCCTTCCGTGCGCCGGTGGGCACCACCCTGCCCAAGGATACCACCACAGCACTTGAGACAGCCTTTAAGGCTCTGGGCTATATCTCTGAGGACGGTGTTACCAACAATAACAGCCCTTCTTTTGAGAGCGCAAAGGCCTGGGGCGGCGATGAAGTGCTGCACTATCAGACTGAGAAGCCTGATACTTTTAAGTTTGTCATGATCGAGGCCTTGAACACCGAAGTGCTGAAAACCGTATACGGTGACGGTAAGGTGGAAGGTGACCTGGTGACCGGCATCTCCGTGAAGGTATCTGCAGAGGAACTGGAACCCAGTGCCTGGGTCATCGATATGACCATGAAGGGCGGCGCAGCGAAGCGTATCGTAATTCCTTGCGGTGCCATCACTGCCATCGATGAGATCGTATACAAGGGCAACCAGGCGGTTGGCTACGGCATCACGATTTCCGCAGAGCCTGATGATGATGGCAACTACCATTATGAGTATATCAAGGCTGCGGCAACCGCCAATGCAGGTTAAGGAGGAATGACCTATGATCAGAGGTAAGACAAGATCCGGCTTTGCATTTGAACTGGAAGATCATGTGCTGGACAGCATGGAACTGCTGGACACCATCATGGAAGCGGATGAGAATCCCGCTGCAATCTCCAAGGTCGTAAAGATGATCCTGCCCGCTGAGCAGCGGAAGAAGCTCTATGACCACCTGCGTA